ATAATATATGTTGATAACAGACCTTCTATTACTAGGTCTGCTAACCAAAGAGAAGATATCAAAGTCATTTTGCAATTCTAAAGACTCATGCCACAGGAAACTAATCTAAACGTCGCTCCTTATTTTGACGATTTTGATAGAAATGATAGTTATTGTAAAATATTATTTAAACCAGGATTACCAGTTCAAGCTAGGGAATTAACTGGAATTCAATCTATTCTTCAGGATCAGATTGAAAAATTTGGAAGCCATATGTTTAAAGATGGATCTTCTGTGACTGGAGGTGGTATTAGATATAATGGAGGATATACTTCTATTAGGATTCAAATTTCTAATGAAGGAATAGATGTAGATTCTTATATTGATAGATTAATAGGTCAGGTAGTAATAGGTAGTCAATCTGGAGTAAAAGCTAAAATAAAATCATTTATTAGCAAATCTTTAGGTGAAGATTGGTATGTTTTATTCATTACATACTTAAACACTGGAGGTGAAGATAATGAATTGTTTGTTAGTGGAGAAAGTTTATTATTAGATACTAATATAGTAACTACAAAAGACGGTACAACTTTCCAACCAGGAGAGCCTATTGCTCAAGTATCTGACGGAATATGTGCATTTACTGGAGCAGCCGCTGTATTATCTGCTGGTATATATTTTGTAAGAGGATTTTTTGTAGATGTTCCATCTCAAACATTGGTTTTAGATCCTTATACAGATAATGTAACTGTAAAGGTTGGATTAAAAGTTAATGAAACTATTGTTACTTCTGATTTAGATCAAAATCTAACAGATAATGCTGCTGGATATAGTAATTATACTGCTCCTGGTGCTGATAGATTGGCAATAGGAGTTCAATTAGTATCAGTATCTCCTCAAGATCCTAAGCCATCTAATTTTATAGAATTGATGGAAATTAGGAATGGACAATTAATTTATGTACGTCCTGATGGTACTGAGTATAATGAAATAGCTAATGAATTTGCAAGAAGAACTTATGATGAATCTGGAAACTATTACGTAAAACCATTTTCACTTTCTGTTAAAAATACTTTAAATGATTATGAAGGAAATAATGGTATTTTTAATGCAGATCAAACAACCTATAACAATAATACCCCCAGTGATGATTTAGGAACTTATAAATTATCTCCAGGAAAAGCTTATGTTGAAGGATTTGAAGTAGAATCTATAGTTCCTACATTCTTAGATTTTGAAAAACCAAGAACCACAAAACTTTTAAAGAATCAAAGTATAAACTATGTCACAGGACCAACTTTTAGTTTAAATAGAGTTTCTGGTTCTCCTAGTATAGGAATAGGTACTAATTATACTGTAAGTTTAAGAGATAGAAGAGTTGGTGCTGCAGAAACTACTGCTGCAGGTAAAGAAATAGGATTAGCACGTGTATATGATTTTGCTTTAGAGTCTGGTTCATATAATACTTCTATTCCTAATGAAAATGAATGGGATATTGCTTTATATGATATTCAAACATATACAAATATAACTTTAAATACCAATCCAGTAAATGCTTTAGTTGTTCCTACTCATATTAAAGGAAAATCTAGTGGTGCTACAGGATATCTAAGATATAATGCTACTGGTACTGCTGTTACTGCTTATAATACTAAAGGAACATTTGTTACTGGTGAACAATTAATTTTCAATGGAATAGAAAGTGGAAATATTGCAGTAGGATCTACTTCATATACTACTAGTGATATTAAATCCATTCATGGAACTGTAAGCACTGCAAGTACTTTTAGTGGTGACGTAAAACAGACTGTATTTTCTCATATAGGAGAAGTTAATGTTAGTGCAGCTACTACTTCAGGAGCTTCTTTAGGAATTGCTACAGTTACTAGTACAGATAAAAGTAAGTTTTTTATAGGAATTGCTACTGTAGGCAATCTTGTTTCTTATACTAATACTAATATTAGTGGAGGTGAGACTCCTTCTTTTGCTAGAATTGAAAGCGTATCTCAAAATTCATTAACTATATCTGGAGTTACTACCGTTGCTGGTATTTGTGAAGGTGGTCTTCCTCAATATACATCAGTAGGACTTTCTACTACAGGTGGACCAATTAACATATCTAATTTTAAGATATTAACTTCTCAATTCCAATCTTCTACAGATAATACTTTATTTACAAAGTTACCTAAGAATAATATTTCAGATGTAGATTTAACAGATTCTCATATTACAATTAGGAAACAGTTTGATGTTGATATAACTGATAATTCTACAGGAACTATTAGTAGTGGAAGTGCTGCAGAAACATTCTTACCATACGATGAGGAAGATTATGTTTTAATAAGAACTGATGGAACTACAGAAGCATTATCATCGGATAAATTTGATTTTAATGAAGGTTCTACTCAGTTAATTATTAATGGATTAGGAACTAATAGTCCAGCTAAATTAATAGCAACATTACGTAAAATAAATGTAAAAGAGAAAATTAAAGAAAGACAAAAGATTAATGTACTCAATATAGTTGGGTCTGCTAGTTCTATATCTGGTATTGGAACTACTACTTTAAATGATGGTCTTACTTATAATACTGTCTATGGAACTAGGGTTCAAGATGATGAGATATCATTAAACGTTCCAGATGTTGTTAAAATATATGGGGTGTATGAATCTAAGAATACTAGTGATGCTACTTTACCCATAGTTACATTTAGTTCAATTAATAGTGCATCTGGAAAAACAGGTGATTTATTAGTTGGAGAAACTTTTATAGGTGATAATGGTAGAGCTATTGGAATGTATGTTAGCAAAAGTAGCGATTCTTCTATAGAATATACTTCTTTAAATGATTTTGTTTTCCAAGTTGGAGAAACCGTTACATTTAGGGAATCTGGAATTACTGGTACTATTGGTGCTCTTACATTAGGTTCTAATAATATAACAAATGAATTTACTTATGATGATGGTCAAAGAAATACAATTTATGATTATTCTAGAATAATCAGAAAAGAGGGTTATGATGCACCATCTAAAAAGTTAAAAATAATATTTGAATCAGCTTATTTTACAGCTTCTGATACAGGTGATATTACTACTGTCAATTCTTATGATAATTTCCATTATAGAGACTTGCATGATATTAATGGATGTAGAGTAAGTGATATTATTGATATAAGACCTAGAGTTTCTGATTTTACAGGAACATCACGTTCTCCTTTTGAATTCTTAGGTAGAACATTTGATTCATCTGGAAATTCTGCTAAAAATATTTTAGCATCTGATAAATCTATTTTATTGGATTATTCATTCTATCTTCCTAGATTAGATAAAATTTATCTTACAAAGAATGGAAGTTTCCAATTAGTTAATGGTGTGCCAGCAGAGTCTCCTGAATGGCCTGTTCCTATTGAAGGTGGATTGGAAATTGCTTCTATCAAGCTTCCTCCATATCTTTTCAATGTAAATAACGCAAGTGTTACTCTGGCATCTTATAAGAGATATCAGATGAGTGATATTAATAAACTTGAGAAGAGAATTGAAAATTTAGAATTTTATACATCACTCTCTTTATTAGAGAATGAAACTTTGAATATGCAGATCACTGATGCAGATGGTTTGAATAGATTTAAATCTGGTTTCTTTGTAGATGATTTCTCTGATACAGAAAATCAACTTAAAAAGACTGCAGTAAAGAACTCTATTGATTATAAAAATGGAGAATTAAGACCTTCTCCTTATACCACTGAGCTTGATCTTAAATTAGATATGAATAGCTTGAATGGTATTAGAAGGACAGGTAATGTATTAACATTAAATTATGATGAGGTTGTGCATGTATCACAACTTTTTGCTACTAGAGTTGAGAATATTACACCTTATTTGGTAAGTTATTATGGAGGAACTTTAACTTTAACTCCAGATTCTGATATATGGGTGGACGAAGTTGTACTTGAAGCTAAAAATGAAGATCTAGTTACTTATACTGAAAATGAAGAACAATTAGATCAAGCAGGATTTGATTCAAGAGCTGGATATGGTCCAGTAACTTGGGGAGGATGGACTGAAAATTGGACAGGTTGGAGCAATACTGGAAGTACATGGACTGATGATGAGTGGCATGGAACTCATAGATTAGCAAGAAATACATATGTCAATCAAACTAGGAGTGGTACTAAAGAAAGAAAGGCTACTAGAAAATTAGTTAAAGAAACATTTAGTACTATTAATGAAGGACCTAAGGTAATTAATACTGAAATAGGTGCTTATATGAGATCTAGAAACATCAAATTTGATGCTAGAACTCTTAAACCTTCAACTGGTGTTTATGCTTTCTTTGATGGACAGGAAGTGGCAAAGTATATTATTCCTAAACTTCTTGAAATATCAATGACTACTGGAACTTTCCAAGTAGGAGAAACTGTTGTAGGAACCAATAATGAAGGAAAGGAATTAATTAGATTCCAAGTTGCACAGTCAAATCATAAGAGAGGAAATCCAACAAGTCCCAATGAAACTTATAACCTTAATCCATATTATCAATTAACTCCTTTAAGTAAAGGAGCAACAGGAACAACTTTGGGTGCTATTATAGTTGATACTATAGTACCAGATTCATCATCTAATACATCTACAGATTCTTCTGCTTCTTCTGATATTAGTACTATCCCTGAATTATATTCTTCCACATCATCTATTCTTAATATTAATCTAGATTCTTTAGCTGAAAAATCTGACAACACTTATTATGGGCATGTTGAAAAAGGTCTTAAGTTGGTAGGACAGACATCTAATGCTCAAGCTTCTGTTTCAAACGTAAGACTTAGAACTGATAATTTAGGAAGTATTTTAGGTTCTTTCTTTATTCCTAATCCTAATGATATAACTACACCAAAATTTGAGACTGGTAAGAAAGTCTTTAGACTTACAACCAGTTCAATTAATAGTAATATAGCAGGAAATGTTACTAGTGATGTTAGTGGAACTTTTGAATCTACTGGAACTGTTAATACAATGCAGGGTACTATTATCAGTGTGAAGAATGTTCATACTGATATGATAACCAGAGTAGAAAGTGAATCTTTAGGAAGTGATAGTAGAACTACTCTAGTTAATAGTGTAACAATACATAATGAACCACCTATAGAAGATACTATTACTGTTATTGGAGAACCCAATATAGTGGTTGATTTGCCTGAGGATCGTATTGGTGGAGGAGATTCTACTTATATTGATTATACTCCTGCATTGACTGGAGATGGTTCAAAAGGATCTGGTGCTGCAGAAGCAAAAACTTGGGCATCTAGTCCTGCTTATGTTCCTAAGATAACTGGTAGTCAACCTTCTCATAGTAGTGGATTTGTAGTTCAAACAGATAATTCTGGAAATACAGTTGTACAGTCCAATGATCCTATATCTAATGCATATGCTCAGATGGGATCTCCACCTCCAGATGAAGGTGCTATGAAATATTGGACTGCAGCAATTGCTAATGAAGGAATTACTGATCCAGTAGCAGTCCAAGCAAGAATGAAGGAGCATATAGATTTTGCTAATACTGCCACTCAAGCACAAAAGGATGCATTAGCTGATGCTGCTGCTGTAACTTTTGAGGAGATTGCAGGTGAAACTAAAATTACAGATAAAGCTGGCTATAATGCATTAACAAAACCATGTGGTCATGGATATCAAGATCCTCTTGCTCAATCTTTCTGGGTTCCTCATGGAGTTGGAATATATGCTACTAGAGTAGATCTTTATTTTGGAACTAAAGACCAGTTCTTACCTTGTAGTGTTCAGTTAAGAACAATGAAATTGGGCGTACCAACCACTGAAATAATTCCTTTTGGTGAAGTGGTATTAAACCCAGATGATGTTAATATATCTGATGATGCTTCTGTTAGAACTATAGTTAGATTCCCTTCTCCTGTTTATCTACCAGGTGGACAATCTTATGCTATTGTTCTTTTATCAAACAGTAATGAATATACTGCTTGGATCTCTAGAATGGGTGAAGTTGATGTTCAGACAAAGGATAGACCTGAGGCTGAGCAAGTAGTTGTAAGTGCTCAACCTACATTAGGTTCTCTATTTAAATCTCAGAATGGAGAAACATGGAATGCTAGTCAATATGAAGATTTGAAGTTTGTTCTTTATAAGGCAAAATTCAATACAAGAACTGGAAATGTTAACTTTACAAATCCACCTTTAGTGACACAAGCAGATGATATTCCACCTTTATTAAAAGATTCATTATCAGTAGCTTCTAATAAAATTAGAATTGGGTTTAATACCACAATATCTGATACTGGAATGACTGTTGGTAATATAATTTCTCAAGATGGTAGTAATGCTACTGGAAGATTGGCTGGATTAGCAGGAACTGCAAATGGTAATTTAACCATTACAAATGCTGGAGTTGGTTATACACCTTCTTCTGGTACTGCAACTTATCAGAATATTTCTCTTAATACTGTTACTGGTTTTGGTAGAAATGCAACTGCTAATCTTACTATTACTAATGGTGTAGCATCTGCTGCAACCATAGCAAATGGAGGTAGTGGATATGTTATAGGTGATGTTGTTGGTATAACATCAGTTGGTGTTAATTCACTTGGAAGAGACATTAGATTCTCTATTGGTGCTGTGAGTGGAAATAATGAATTTGTTTTAGATAATGTTCAGGGAGACTTTGCTACTGGTGTTGGTAAAACAATCAGATACACTACAAGTGCTGGAATAGTTACTCTTAATCATACTGTTGGTGGAGATGTTTGGTTATCTGGATCTCCAGAAGCAACTAATGATGGTTTACATATTAAAGTAAATCAAAAGAATCATGGAATGTATTCTAATCAAAATACAGTAACATTCGCTAATATTCAATCTGATGTTGCTCCTACTCAGTTAGCAGCAGATTATGATTCTACCTCAACTGGTTCTATTATTGTAGATGATGCAACAGACTTTGCTGAATTTGAAAATGTAGGGGTTGGTTCTACTAACTTAGGTTATGTTAAAGTTGGAAGTGAAATTCTATCTTACAGTGGAGTGGTAAATAACACATTAACTGGTGTTACTAGAGGAGTTGATTCTACTCAAACTCTTTCTCATGATGAGAAAGACTATCTCTATAAGTATGAATTGGATGGAGTATCTTTAAGAAGAATTAATACTAATCATAATTTAGCAGATGCTACTGTTGCTAATCCTAAAGGATTGGATTACTTTAATGTTAAAATAGATATGTCTGCTAATGGTGTGGATAGATCTGTAGGAACCAGTTATCCAAAATTACATTTCAATCAAAGCAAATCTCTTGGTGGATCTGATATTCTTTCTACTGAGAATATACCATTTGAAGTTGTAACTCCTATAGTTCAAAATATTACACCACAAGGATCTAATGTAACAGGTCAAATTAGAACTGTTACAGCATCCAGTATAGATGGAGATGAAGTACCTTATCAAGATCAAGGATTTGAAGAAATTAGTTTAATTACTGATAACTATATGTCCAGTCCTAGAATGGTTGCTTCTAGAATTAATGAAACAACATCATTACCAAATCTTCCTGATAATAAATCATTCACTCTAAATCTGTCACTTTATGGATCATCTCCAAATGTTTCTCCTGTAATTGATTTAGATAGAGTAGGAGTTATATTAACTTCTAATAGAATCAATAATCCAATTGATGATTGGGTTGCTGATAATAGAACTAGCACATTGAAGAATGATCCTAATGCATTTGTATATGCATCTAAACCAGTTACATTGAGAGATGGAGCTACTGGATTGAAAGTTCATATGCAAGCTCATATCAATCTAACAAGTGATATTAGAGCATTCTATGCTATTACTGAAGATCCTAATGATGAATTAATTTATCAACCATTCCCTGGATATTCCAACTTGTTAGCAACAGGTCAAATTATTGATCCAGCTAAGAATAATGGTCTTCCTGATAAATTAGTTCCTAAGACTGATAAAATAGCATATACTTCAGAGCAAGTAGTGTGGAATGATTATGAATTTACTATTGATGATCTTCCTACATTTAAAAACTTTAGCATCAAATTGGTAGGTACTGGTACTAATCAGGCTCAACCACCTAGAGTTAAAGGTCTTAGAGTAATTGCTCTAGCATAATATGAAAGTAGAAGGACACAGCAATCTCATTAGAGATGAACATAGTAATGCTATTTTGAATGCCAATTCTTCAGAATATGATAATTATATCAGAATGCGTGCTAGAAGAAAGCAGGGAACTGATAGAATAGATAATATGGAAGATGATTTGAAATCTTTAAAGGATGATATTAATGAAATCAAAACTTTACTAAAAGCACTATCTAATGGCTAAAAACACTCTTACTTTTGACCCCAGTTCAGGTGTAGCCTATGGTGTCAATCTAACCATCAACACTGGAGCAGATTTGGATGCTGACTATACTGTAGTTGGAACTTCTGGTACTGCTTTTGATTTTACTGGATATACTGGTTCTGCTCAACTTGCAAAAAGTGTGGCAATTGGGTCATCTCAACATGCAATAAAAACTTTTGAGGTTGGTTTTACTAGTGCTAAAGGTGGAGAGTTTAGGTTATCATTAGGTTCTACTGCTACTAGAACTCTAACAGAAGGTAGATATGTATATGATGTTTTAATAGGGTCTGGTTCATCAGTTTATAGAATAGTATCAGGAGATGTGCTAGTTATAGCAGGTATCTCTTCTGCTCCTTCCTAAATAATCTTATACTAGTAAAGTAGATAAATGGCGCAACCAAGTACAAGAGGAGAACTTATAGACTACTGCAAAAGGCAGTTGGGTGCTCCTGTGCTAGAAATTAACGTTGCAGATGAGCAGATAGAAGATATTGTAGATGATGCTGTTCAGTTCTTTCAAGAAAGGCATTTTGATGGTGTTTATCAGTCATATAGAAAATATAAAATAACTCAAGCAGATATTGATAGAGGAAAAGCAACTGGTGGTGCAGGTATAACAACTACTACAGTAGATACAACAGTTGGAGTTACTACTCAATTTAGTTATACTGAGAATAGTAATTATCTCCCTATTCCTCCAGAAGTTATAGGAGTTACTAAGATATTTCATTTTGATGGAAGTAATACTATCACTAACAATATGTTCAGTGTGAAGTATCAGTTATTCTTAAATGATATTTACTATTGGGGTGCTACTGAACTTCTTTCTTATGCTATGGTAAAGACATATCTAGAAGATATTAATTTCTTACTTACAACAGAGAAGCAGATTAGATTTAATAAGAGACAAGATAGGTTATATCTAGATCTTGATTTTGGTAGTTTATCAGTTGATGATTATCTAGTAATAGATTGTTTTACTTTACTAGACCCATCAACTTATCCTAGAGTATGGAATGATTCATTTTTAAAACCATATACTACTGCTCTTATTAAGAGGCAGTGGGGACAAAATATGTCCAAATTCCAAGGAGTTAAATTACCTGGTGGAATAGAGTTGAATGGAATGGAAATGTATGAACAAGCAGAGAAAGAATTGGAAAGAATAAGAGAGATGATGTCTAATACTTATGAAATACCACCTCTTGACATGATAGGCTAATGGCATTAAATCCTTATTTCCTGCAAGGGTCTTCTACAGAGCAGAATCTAGTCCAAAGCTTAATCAATGAACAGATTAAGATGTATGGAGTGGATGTCTATTATATCCCT